GAGCTATACACCTTCTTTACAGTCATTGAACCTGTTCCGTTCCATCCTATCTGCTTCTTGTGGGTTGCAAGGTCTCCAGCCCTGTTAACATCCTCATAGTCAACATTAACCACTGCGCTGAAGGAAGCAACATCTAGCCAGGGCTCATTATCTACCCACAAAGTACCAAACGTACCGTTTATTTGTCTTTTAGCATCCATCTATTTAACCTCCTTTACGCCAGTAGTATATCCATGGTCAAGTCTTCCATTGCATCCAGGAACTTCAGATTACCATCAAGGTAAACATTGGACTGGAAGGAAGCCTCTTTGACCGCCTGCTCATCCCACTCGGTTGTATCTGTTCCTATACCTTCCCATGCAAGTCTTTGAGCTTCAACATTAACTCCAACCCTATTATCAAAAGCAGGGTCTAGTACATCGCCCTCAAGACCTCTAAGGTAGGCATTGACAGCAGTGATAAACAAGACCTGGTTGTCATAGCTGTTGTTGACCTTGCCTACATACTCATCATTGAAGGTTGTCTGAATGTCAGTCTTGACAAGGTCCATGCCCTCAACAATCTTGATTTTCTTGAATATTGCAGATTTTTCAACTGTGGTACTGGTCAAACTATTTACAGCCCTTGCAATCTTGATCTTGCCGTCCTGTTTGATTAGGATAAGTTCTCCACCATCAATGGCAGTATCTGGATCTGCTGTTTCTGCTATGTCCTCAACCTCGTTAAGCACAAAGTATGTCGCTGACCTTTGTAGGCTTAGTCCTGCAAGGATTCCGGCTATTCTTGCGGTAAAGTCAGAGGCGGTAAATGTATCAGCGCCAACAACTACCCCGCCGGTAGTGAAGTTAACAACCGCTTCACTGTCTGCTGCAGTGTTAGGCAGTACAGCCTTGACCATATTGTTGTTGTTTCTCATTGTCTGTACCCATGTTGATATGTCAGTGGTGTCCAGTCCGTCAATTCCAGGAATGGCCAGCCAGTTGAATTTCTTTGTAGCAAGAATTTGCAGCTGATCATTATAATCAATGTCAGTTGATGCCCCTCTTACTACTATCACCTTTGAGGGAATGCCCATAAATGCGTGTTGTATAAACTTAAGATTGGAGGCTTCCCAATCCTCCGCCTTTACATCCGTTACTGTCTTGTATTCGTAAACTTCCGTTGCAGCTGTGTCATCCCTAAGGATAAGAGCTACAATCCCTCTTTGGGACCTTTGAATCGCTGACACTGCCAATGTGCTAAACGTAATGTCAATTTGTGGTAGGCCCATTTCATCAACTCCTTATATCTTTTTAAGTTCCTTATCCATCTCTTCTTCCACTATGTTGTGAAAATCCTTCTCAATACTTCTTCCGGCTTTTTCGAATATTCTCTTGCCGGGGACAAACCCTCTTTCCTCTCCATTGACCACTATCCTGTGTCCTGTTTCTATCAGATGAGCGTGTGGAGCTATCTTATATGATGGAAAGACCCTTACCGTCCATTCGCCCTGGTCCGATTCAAACACCTTACCTCTTCTGATACCTTTAAGGTAATTTCCGGTAATTTTCTTAACTCTCTGTTTTGCCTCAGCCTTTACAATCTTTTTAGCTTGGTTTCCTACCTTTCCCATTACTCGTTTTGATTCCTTGGGGAAATTGGCTTCAAAGAATCTTAAAGTCTCCTGCCATGCATGCAGTTCACTGTCATCTATCTCAAACATATCCTTACTCATTCAAGAACAACTCCTCCATAAGAGCACCTGGGGTTTCATCATCCTCAGCCTTGTCATAATAATGCAGGTCAAGGAACATCTGCAGCACTCCATCAACAACCTCAGCATCAATATCATCAGCTATATGGATATGCCTGTCCTTTACAGTGAGACCCTTCCTGAAGGCATCCTCAAGCCTGTCCTGGATATCGAGGACTTCCTCCTCGTAGATGTCCCTGTTCTGAGGGAAGTAGTAAATGGCAAGAGTGACCTCCCTCATAAAACTGTCCTTGAAGTCTGTCCTATAAGTCTGGTCAAACTTTGAGAACAGTGAAGGCCTTGAGAATCCTTCAGTTACATCCCCGGAGTGTAGTGCTATCTCAGGAATATTGGTCTTTAAAACAGCATTTACTGCCCTTTTCAATTCGCTTAGCTTAACCATTAGGACTCACCCTCTTCTCAAGACACATCAGCTCCAGGCCCTCCTGTCTTCCAATCTCAATCACCGCCTCTATGGACAGCTCCTTATTCTTGTACTTTATAACCATGGCCGGATTAATGTCTTCTCTGTATCTTATTCCAACCTTATAGCTTAACTCTGACCTTACCTTCTGGGCCTCATAGTACTCACGGCCTCTTGTTGGCAATACGCTTGCCCAAACCGTTGCAACCTTAATTGGATCTGGAACAAGCGCTCCGAGTGTGTTTTCCTTCATGTTTGTTGGGTCCCAAATCTCAACCCGCCTATCCATAAGTCTAGGATTCACTTGCATCACCTGCCATATATTCACCAGATAGAGTCAGATGCTGCTTAAGACTTAGGTAGGATGCTTCAAACCTCTCAGCAACTCTTGGGTCATCATATCCAAAGTTAGCCTTGCAGTAGACCGTAATAGCTCTTTTAAGGAGTGCGTCCGGAGTTGCAAGTTTCACAGGGTCAACCCCTGCAATGGATAAATCAAGTACTGCTGCCTCAATAAGATCCTGAACCTCAACATCAAGGTCAGTTCCATCTATTCTCAATGAATTTTTAATTGATTCAAGCATCTACTCACCACCTAACAAGGATATAAGCTCATCCTTCTTTGATTTAATGGAATATTCTATCCCTTGTTTATCCAGCATTACAGCCAATTCTTTCTTGGTGTAGGCTGCGTAGTCAATTTCAGGTTCGACAAGTTCTATTTTGCCATCAAGGTAATGGTGATATTTTTCAGGAATCTCATAGGTATGTCCCATTTTGTAAAGCTTTCCCATGAACCAGGTATTTTTTAATATTTTAACTTCCATTTATTCACCACCCTTTATAAAAGAAAAGGGTGAAACTAATCACCCTTTAATTATGTTAATGACCTAGTGTAAACATTGAACGCTTCAACATTTAGTGGCTTACCATCTACAAGTGCCATTGCTCTGTAAACAGTTGAGCCTGTTCTAAATGCTACAGACTTATCAGATTCAATTTTCACATCTGAAGCCATGTTCATTGCGTAGTTTTCAAGGTTTCCGAATATGAGTGTGTCAGCTGCTACTCTGTCACAAAGAACAACATCGTAACCTAGTACCTTCATCTTCTCTACTGCCTGAACATCAAGCCCTGAGCCTTTATCGGTAAGTGCTGGAAGTACATCGCTGTAGAATAGAGCTGATGGCATTACAAATGATGCACCTGCTCTGTATCCATGATCTGGAAGGTCGCCGATTATAGTTAATAGGTCATCATAAGTCATGCCTGCCAATGTAAATTCACCAGTGTTTGTAATTATTCCAGTTGCCAGCAGTCCAGTAGGTTGTGAGCTTCCTGTACCATTGATTACTGCATTCTCTAGTGCTTTTGCCATCTTCTTGGCTAATCTGTTTACAAGGTAAGTCTCGAATGCTGGTATTGCCATTACAGCAACGTCTGCTCCGATTTCTACTGTTTTAATCAGTTTGTATGCTGCAAGGTCAACTGTAGTAAGAACATCCTCTGAATCAGTTGATGCAGTTCCCATTGCCACCCATGATGCATCGTTAACTGTATCTTCTACAGGTATTGACAGGTTGCTTGGGATTCTGCTTAGGTCGATTTTGCCAAGTATAGGTGCAACATGTTCCATTTGCTCAACTATCTTATTCATTGTTTCTGTTGGTATTACTCCTGATGCTGTTACGAGTGCGTTTTCTTGCTGTGTAAGTTCCTTGCCTTGTAGCTTTTTCAGGAATGCGTTTTTATACTCTTCTGTTGCTATTACTTCTACTGCATCCATTTCTTTGATGTTGATCTTTTCCATTATTTCAGCCTCCCCTTGTTTTTCACTCATATTTTCCATATCTACCACTTTCAAATCTTCTAATGCTGCTTTGTTTGCCATCTCAATCTTTTTCTCTTCCCACTTGTTGTCAAGTTCTTCAATCTCTGCCATCAGTGCATTGGATTCTTCAACTTTTGAAGCGTCCAGAAGTTCTTCAGCTTGTTTGAATAATTCGTCTCTTTTGTTAATGTAATCTGTCTTATTCACTAATCCAGCTCCTTTCTTGATAAATTTAAAAGCTTTAATTTAGCTTTTGCTTTCTGTGTTTCCTTCTCTAGTGCAACTTTATTTCTTATGTGTTCAATGGTTTCCCTTGGCAATGTGCCAGGGCCATCATAACTAGCGACTAACTGCAAATCATTTTCAAATAACACTTCATCGATTAGTCCATACTCCTTAGCTTTTGCAGGTGACAGCCATGTCTCATACTCCATCATTAGCAATATGTCTTCCTGGTCCATCCCCGACTTAATGCGATAAGCATTGGCTATTGTCTCATTGGCTGTTATTAATATCTCTGCTGTGTGTGTCATATCATTATGGTCCCCTCTGGCAACTGCACTGACATTATGGATCATCATCTGTGCGGTCGGTGACATTTGTACCTTATCCCCTGCCATCGCAATTACGGATGCTGCACTTGCAGCAATCCCAACTATTTTAACAGTCACATTGCCCTCATATGATTTTAAAGCTGTGTATATCTCACTTCCTGCAAACACACTTCCTCCGCCTGAATTAACATCTACAATCAAATCATCGCCATCAGCATCATCAATTAAATTAATCACCTTATTAGGGCTTGTAGCTTCAATGTCAAACAAGTCATATATCCATTGCTCATCATTAGGGATTATTACTCCCTTGATTCCTATCTTTTTCGCCATTCCCTCACCCCCTTCCAATAAAAAACACACCCTAATGGTGTATATATGGTGATTCCTTATTCATTTGTTGGTCTAGTATCTAATCTCCTTACATATTCATCCCCACCATCTCTAGGTGCATAATTCATAATCTTCCTTACTTCATTGGCATTAAATATTCCCAATTCAACAAATTTTGCAAGTCCCAGTTTCGTTTGCATACTTGCGAATGTAAGGCTTGATGATTCAAACATTATTTTATTCCCAAATCCCCTCTGTCTTCTACTGAATAGTTTTCTTGTAAATTCCCCACTCATTTGAGTTATGTCTGGTTCTATGGATGTCTCGTAATAGCTGATCCATTCATCTTCTGAATAGCTAGCTTGAACTATCTTGATATTAGTGTTGAAAAACGATAAAATTCTTTGAGTTGTTTTGTCCATTTGTATAGCGTTTGGTACATAATCTTTTGGCTCTATCTGTGTAGCATCAGCTTTTACATCTGTTGCGGCAACGCCCACCACTTCAGATGTCTCTGTGTTTAAGAAGCTCTTTACAAATTGCTTTGTGTTTTTTTCTAAATCTTCTGGCCTCAGAGAAGCATTATACTTGAGTAACCATCTAACAACGTTTGAGTTTTTAATCGCCTTAACTATGCCTTGGTCTGTCGTGTTGACAATTTCCATTAATGGAGTCAATGCAGTTGCAGGCGACTCTCCAAATATTTCATTCTCATTAAAATCTTTTCTTAAATGAATGATATCACCATATCTAAATGTAAATGGTTTCCCTTTGATATAGAATTTCAAAAATAGTTCGCCTGACTTGTTCCTCAATAAATCGCAACTACCTGCAACTATCGGATATATTGATATTGGCATGCCATTATCATCTCTTTGAATTAGTGCAAAAGCGTTATTATTAAGTTCTAGTTGAGTTGCTAATTTTTCCTGCAACATTTGCCCTGTCATATATGGATTAGGTTCTTCCAGTAGAAATCTCATGTAAGGTTCAGGATTAATTTTTAATCCATTCGCATCATCTCTGACATGTTTCGCTATAGCTTTTCCTATCGCCCTGACTTTTGGCCTTATAGCAGCCCTTACAATATCAGATTGATAGAGATTTCCACTCCACGCGTAATACCCACCTCCTTGGTCAGTCACCATTTCATATTTAGTGACTGTTATGTTATTTTTAAATCTATCAAATATTCCCAAGTTTTCACCTCCTTAGATTAAATTATTATAATCCTCATAATGTCTTTCTAGTGTCACATAAGCATTTAGAAGCCCTGCTAATCCGTCAATTCTTTTTCTTTGATTTTTGCCTTTTGATGGTTGGATATTGCCGTTTTTATCTATATCGACACTTGTATTAGAAAGACACCATTTTAAAATAGGGTGATTATTATAATTAATCTTGTTAGCTGCTAAATCTGCCCCAAGTGAGTGCATTGGTCCAGATAGAGTTCTTTTCCCTTGTATTACGGGTTCCATTGAATCTTTTCCAAAATTATCTTTCATTTCTTCCACCCAATAAGTTGCGCTCCAACTGTCATAGCCTACCCAAGGAATGTATATGTCCATTTCATTTTGTACTTCTAAGAACCATTGAGTTACAAATTTATGATGAACCTTGTTTCCTGGTGTGGTTCTTAATAATCCCATATCGCGCCATATGTCATAGGGTATCTTATCCTCCTTAGCTCTCTGTTCTAATAGGTCTTCAGGTAACCAATACATTTGAAGTGTGTATATTGTAGGGTCTCCCCTAATCATAAATAATACGGTTGCATTGGTGAGGTCAGTAGTGCTTGACAGGTCAGCTCCACCAATTCCATAACGCGGTTCTAATTTTTCTAATTCAAAAGTTGATGTGTTGTTTAATTGTTCGAATGTCAGCCAAGCTTCTGAGGTTGTTTCTCTAATATTAAAATCTTTTGTTAATAGATTTTTTACAAGTAATGGATTCTTTTTAGCCTTTTCTACTTTATTTGCCAATTGATCTTTCTTTTTAATTGTTTCAAGACCTGGGTTTGCTTGATACCATGCCTCCTCTTTTACCCAATCTTTTCTGTTGTTTAATTCATAAATTATCGGTAATAGTCTTTCATTTTTATAACCATTTGCATCGTTGTAACCATTTATAACCTGTTCACATTCGTCGTATTTAATATCATATGTTCCTTCTCTTACACTTCCTGCTGTGGTAGTAATAAATATCAACGGTTGTTCCCTGGATGATGTACCATCAACAATTACATCATATAAGTTTTTATCTTTCCATGCGTGAATTTCATCTAGAAGCGCTCCGTGAACGTTTAACCCATCAAGGGTGTCAGAGTCACTTCCAAGCGGCTTGAATGATGATTCATTGTATTCACTTACAAGCTCAGCCACCAGGGGCTTAATTCTTTTTAGTAATGCTGGGGATTTCTTGACCATCCTTTTAGCTTCGAGCCATATGATCTTAGCCTGGTCACGTTTAGTTGCTGCAGCATATACTTCACTGCCTGGCTCCCCATCTGCGACTTGTAAATAAAGTCCAACTGCAGCTGCAAGAGTTGATTTCCCATTTTTTCGGGCAACTATAAGTACCACTTCTTGAAATTTCCTAGTCTCATCTATTTTGTGAACTATACCAAAGGTTGCAGCCATTAGGGCCTTTTGCCATAATTCCATTATGAATGGTTTTCCCCCCATTGCTCCTTTAGAGTGTTTACAGAAATTCTCTATGAAATTTATCGCATGCATTGCTTTGTCACTATCATATTCCCATTCTGATTTTGTATCTTTCATTAAACGGTTTAATTCTTTATATACTTGGTAGACCTTATCACTTGTTCTTGCTTTGTTTATTTTGCTTTCATTAAGCCAATCCCAGTATTCCTTTATAGGGTTTTCAGCGTTCATTTGCTCTTCACGAAGGCATCAAAGCCGTCGTCAACCTCTATGTCAGATTCTTTTTCTAATAGGTCTCCCAGTTGCTTTATTATACTTTGGTAATTCTTATTCATTGTATTATATAATCTTGCGACCGGTCTTTCTCTTTCATAGGGTTCTGTTTTATCTGACTGAGTAAACATTTCGAAATAACCTTTATCATCAAGATCTCGCTCATAATCCTCTAGCGTAACCCTCATATAAGCAGCTCTAGTAATTAACCCATCAAACAGATCCTTTATATCTTTTGGTATGTTTTTATACAATCGTCTTAATCTCCGGTCTTCTTTCTTTATCCTATCAGCTTTTGACATCTCTTTCCTAGTCGCCACAAATATCACCTTCTTTCTAATAGGGTAGGGGGGTCACGCGGTGTCTTGTGT